CAATTGGAGGTTGTTCAGCAATTGCTTTCATTAAATTTTCTGCACTCACAAACCGTTGCTTTGCCTCAGTCGCCGTTTGCAAACGATCGGTACCCGCTGGGCGGGTAGTCGCCGTTTTCTTGGGCGATGACGCCTTTTTTACAGCCGGCTTCTTTTTTGAGGTTGTTTTTGAGGTTGTTTTTGATGGTTTTTTTGTCATATCAAAACCCTAGTATAAAAATTATCACCCAAATGCAACCCCATTAAATTGAGCGGATCCTTATGAAGTAGGGTTCATCAATATGTATACAGGTTTTTACGAGACGGATCTTGACAAAATAGCCCTTTGCGTTGAGTCTATAAAAACTGCCAAAATGTCGCTTATTGAGGAAGATGGTATTGGCTCAGATCTAAACATCAATATATTCGGTTGGAAAAACAACGAGTTATCAACCGTGGTGCAACTAAAAAACACCTTTGGAATCCCAAAAGATGATCGAATTGCATCAGTCATTGAGGCTTCTGTAATCATGAGACGAGGTTGGGGAATAACGGAGTTCACACTTGCCGCAGAGGGGTATTGTTCAATCGCCCCAGCAGAAACAAGCGGGAAAGACCTTGCTCAATTATTCGCTCAACGAAATTCACCAGTTACTGAATGTATATCTTTTGTTCACCTAAAATCTGATGATCACATATTTGTAGCAATGCCATATCAGGTGCAACTTGGAAGAAAAGTGAACTTCGGTGACGCCTTATGGTTTGATGGCGGAAAAGTTATGAGAGATATTGAATACCCTGCTGCTTTAAAAGCATCTTTAAGATTAGAAACTGCTTTAATTGATGACTCATTAAATCGAGAAACCTACTTTGGCACACTTGCTTCGGCGGTTATGCATTGTGGTTTTGAAATATTCTACAGAGACGATATTTAAAATTTAGACTAAATCTTCCCCTACGATTTCTGTGTTCTCAGAATCATCATCGCCCTCATTGAGAGCGGGTAAATCGCCTAGAAGTTCTTTGATTGTTTCTTTTGGCATAATACCTGCGTCGCCCATAAGAATTAAAAGTTTCTTAGCCTCAGCCTCGGAATCAAATTTTTCAGCCTGAACAACGCCTGGCGCACCAGCCAGTACGGCGCGAATTGGTGATGTTTCACGAACATCCATCTGTACGTTCACATTTGTTTGTTCCATGCCAAGAAGTTTTGCACGGCGATCAATAATCGAAAGAACTGTTGCAACCGCCTTAATGTCTGGCTCAATAGAAACCTCAGTGCCGTCATCCATTTTGGTTTTACGATGCTGTGTTAGGGGCCAGATTGCGGATTGAAGGGCATCTAATCGTTCCAGTTCCATCTGTAGAACCTCTGGATAAATTAGCAATGCTTCTTGGCTAAGTTTATTCAATTGTCTTTTAACGGAATTTGAAACATTGGATGTACCGATACCAAACCTTCGGGCTATTTCTGCAATCGGAACACCAGCCTGACGCATTTTAAATATACGCAAATCTCGCTCGGCAAGAAATTCTCTAGTTAGACCTTTTTCTGCCATATCACGATGCTTTCATAAACTCAATAACTTCAAATGGGAAAACTTTACCTCTCCTCATTTTAGTTGGAAATTCCCTCAAGTCTCGCGCACCACGAAAATGGCTGACATCATAAACATATTCACCCACCGCAGTCGGATCGGGTGTAAGAGAAAGACCAAATTCAGGCCAACGTGACCATACAGCAGAACCGAATGGGCGCAGATCTCTTGAAGACGAAGAAGTCCCCAGTGGGGCGTGGTGCTCAAGCCAAAGCGAACAGTTGTAGTAGTCGCGCAACATGTCAAAATATTTTGCCACCTCTACCGTCACGGCTTCAGATGTCCTACCACCTGGATCAATAAATGATTTATAAATTGGACCAAGGAGGATTAAGTCTGGTTTTATTGTCTCAACCGCTTCTTCAATAATTGACTTGTCGGAGGCGCGCATTAAATCAACGCCAGCCGGTTTTATCAAAATGTGGCATTCAGGGCTGCCCTGAACATACCCAAATTTTCGAGCAGCACCCATAATGTTTGACGATGTCCGTCTAATGATTCTTTCGGGGTTTTCAAGATCAATTGTCAGGGTTCTTATTGGTTTCATCCTTGACAGAGTAAATGGATGAATGCCAAAAGAACTACAAATCGCAATCTGTCTAGCAAGCATCGTTTTGCCAACGCCTTCTGCAGCCACAACAATCACGCGCTCGCCACGCTCAAGAACATTTGGAATCACCCAATCGTACTCGTCGTTTGCATTCTCAAGAAGAAAATCCGACCAATTTACGAGCCTTCCTCGGTCAATTTGATCTTCATGTCCGAAAGAATTTATTAATAAAGATGCTTTTGATAAGCGGACTGTTTCGCTTATGTCAATTCGGGTTAAAAGTTTTGAAAGTTGTTCAGCCAAAGAATCTAGGGGTGTCGTGGCTTCAATGATTGCGTCGGTTTGTTCCTCTTCTTCTTCGTGTTCGACTTCACCACTTAGGGGTTCTGCGTTTTTGAGTTCAATTAAGTCATCAAGACTTTTGCCGGCACCAAGTAATTCTGAAACATCTTTAAAATTGTTGGGTGGGACCCAAGAAATAACAGCGCACCCGTTTTTCTCTAAAGTTTTTGCAACCATTTGAGCATGTTGTCTTCCGACAATATCGTTGTCGGCGACTATCCATACTTGAGCCCCCTCAAGAGCGCGAGTGTGGATATCTAGCCATTTACCAGCACCGTTAGGTGGTGTGGTGGCACAGAATCCCAACTTGGAGATATTGTCGGCATCCTTTTCGCCCTCCACAAGCCAAATTATTTCGCTGTTTTTTTTCGCCTCAATTATCTCTGGTAATTTATAAAGAATCTTTGGTGTGTCGTCTAGGGAAAAAATATATTTTCCGGGGTTTGCTGGATCGGGTCTTCTTTGACGGAAAGTTTTTTTGCCCCATTGATCAACGAATCGCTGTTTTTGAAACAACAATTCACCCTTTTCATTTCGATAATCGTATGTGGCGACCAACGATAGTTTTCGTTCTTCTTTTCTCGGAGGGTATAAATCAGTGACCTTTAGACCAACTGCTTGGCAGATTTCAACGATTGAACAACCTTGACCCCTGTGGCATGTAGCAAGCACCTTGTCGTCTTGTCCGAGAGCAATAGACAAAGACGGGTTATTGTCGTCGTTACGACAAGGACATCTTGCTTCCCAGCCGTTACTAGACGAACGAACGCCGTTTAGTTTAGATAAAAACCTATCTACATGAGCAGCGACGGCAACATTAGTCATTTGCAGATTCTAATCTTCTAACCATTCTGTCAACCCGACCGCTGTTCACCGACCGCCTTACAGAGTGAGACGCCTTACGGTCAGCGGGTAAATCAATATGTTTTTGCCTTCTAAGAATTTCTCTTTCAACTTCGTTTTTGCCACCCCAAACTCCAAGGGGTTCAAAATAAAGCGAGTACTCCAAACAACCATCAATAACTTTACATTCCTGACATATCTGTCTTGCGGTTTCTGTCTGTGACGGTTTACGGTGGCGAGGCGGAAGATTCGGATAGAACAAAGTTATATCTTTCCCCCTACAAGCCGCTTTTGTCGTGTCAAAAAAATCTTTGATATCCAATGATTCCATTTTGCCCCCAAAAGATGGTTGGTTCTTTCGTGGCTAACGATACACCGCTATCGATAAGACATCAAACATTTTTTTGGTATTTTCCAATCTTTTTTGCAAGTTCGATGTCTAAAAAAATTGTTACATAGTTAACACGGAGAACATTGTCTTCGCCGACCTCAGATATCACCTCAATACTGTCCTGTGGACAACCTATTGCGCTGGCAATTCCGGCACGCAACTTAGCAACATTGACCTCCTCATTTATTGAGTCATCGTAAAAGTCCCACACCTCCTCAAGTGTCGGTGGTTGAATAATGGTTAATGCTTTGAGTTCTCTACCCTTTTCTTCACCAATAACACACCACGTGCATGCAATTTTTGGGGCTGTTGATGCTCGTTTACGAACTTCTATATGCCCACACTCAAGTTTATGATAATACGAAACATCACCCCAAGCCCCTTGTTTGTCAATGGAAACAATATTTTTTTGCGGGGCAGACTTTTTATTTATCACACATTTATTGTAGTAATGTTGCGGCTGTGAAAAAAAATGTGATGGGTCTAGATCTCTCACTGACGAGCACGGGGGTAAGCGTCGGTGGGTCAACTCAGAGCATAAAGTCAAAAAATAGGGGCGCAAAACGCCTCATAGAGATTCGTGACGAAATCGTAAAAATCGCAAAAAACGAAAAAGTAGAGATAGTCGCAATTGAAGGCTATTCGTATGCTTCTCAATACTCTCAAGCCCACTCCATTGGAGAACTAGGCGGAGTTGTGAAAGTCGCCTTGAAAGAACTCGGTCTGCCCATAGTCATTATCCCCCCAACTTGTAGAGCCAAATTTGCTACAGGAAAAGGTAATTCAGGGAAAATAGAAGTTATGAGCGCTGTGGCACAGAAAACAGGGGTAATGTTTACAGGTACTGATGGAAGCGACAAATGTGACGCATGGATACTTGAACAAATGACGCTTACATATTTAGGTCTATCTGAATACGAATGGCGAAAAGAACAAATGCTCGGATTAGACAAATGTGATTTCAAGGAAATAGAAAAGGACAAAAATGACTAGGTCGCAACCCATATCTCAGGTGGAAATTGAGTCGGAGATTATGCGCTTGTTGAGTATTCTTGAAGAAGAAACCGAGGCGTTCGAAGTTCTCGCAGTAGATGCCGCAAAAAAAGATGCACTTATGAAAGGCAATTGGGCTAAAGAATATCTAGCCGCCAAAGGAAGTATCAAGGAGCGTGAAGCGTGGGCGGACTACAAACTTTCCGACGAAGCATATTCGTATAAGATTAGCGAAGCGTTAGTTAAATCCAAAAGAGAAAAACTTTTAACCGTGCGAACATCACTGGACGCACTCAGAACATTGAACGCCAATGTTCGTATACAAACAGGATTATAAATGTCTAATATTCACAAAAACATTGAGCACTTGGCTGTTCCGATCTCAGAACTTGTTCACCTAGAGAACAATCCAAGAAAAGGCAACATAGACGCAATTGTCGCCTCATACAAAGAATTCGGTCAAGTAAAACCGATCGTGATTAAAGATAATAAAGATGGAACCTCAACAATCATTGCAGGAAACCACCAATACGAAGCCGCTAAAAAACTTGGTTGGGATAAAATTGCTTGCGTCAAATTTGAAGGCAATACAGAAAGCGCTATTGCTTACGCCCTAGCAGACAACCGAACAAATGAACTCGGCACCACAGACAGCAACATGCTTTTTGAACTCCTTGGAGAAGTCGGGGAACAGTACGACAATTTGATAGATGCACTTGGCTGGGATCAATTTGATTTAGCCGCCATGGAAGGTGATTACTATCAAGAGGATGATGCACCCTACGAAGCACCAGTCATTCAATCAATAACAACGACGGAATCATCAAATAACCCAACTGCTATAAGCACTCAAATGGAAAACGGTGAAACAATGCTCACCGCACCTAAAGGCACGGACATACAGCAAGCAGTAACTCAAGGCGCGCCATCTGTGGTGGCGAACGGTTCAAAAACCATAGTTCAATACACGCTCGTATTTGACAGCCCTGACCAACAACGAAAATGGTACGACTTTATTCGCTGGCTAAAAACAGATCCCGGCACAGATGGAGATACGACAGCAGAGCGCGTACTTAATTTTGTTGACGCACACGCAAATTACTAATTTTATTTTTTAAATCTCCTCGTTATAAAATTTTTGGGGAGAAAACCCATAAAACTAGACTATTCAAGGTAAATTTAATCGATGAAATACAATCCAATCAATAATCCAGGCAGGTTTCTTCGTTATGGTTCGGGGGCGTACAAAATTTTGTGTTATGCGAGATTTAGAAGAAACAAAGCATTTTCTTCAAATGATTACAAGAAATTTGTTTTAAACAGTATTGATCCCAAGAGATTAGATGAGTCCCTTCACGCACTCACTGGATTGGGCTATTTGAAAAAATACAGGCTTGGAACCCCGTTTAGAACAAACGACAATGGCTCCATAAGATATGTTTACGAAATTACCCCAGGTGGGCATCGTGCATTGGTGGCATTAGCGGAACAGCGTCGCCAAAAAGACAAACGAACACAAAAGCAGAACAACTCCAACAACGGACTCGTTCGTTGGCGTAAAGAACAGCAATTATCTAAATTTTCTATATGGAATAAATAGGAGCGAAATGGAACCCGTCATAATAAAATTGGAAGCGTGGGAATATGAGCACGCCTGCGATGTCGGCATACGCAGATATACCGCCAACTGGGACAAACAAGACGCATCGCACTATCAAGATAAAACTCGCCAAGAAGACAATAGAACCGCACAGGTGGCGTCGGCAGTCTGCGAACTAGCGGTAGCCAAACACACCAACCGTTATTGGTCAGGTCATGTATGGCACGCAAGCGAACACAATAAATATCGTCATATCCCCGATGTCGGCCTTAACATAGAAGTACGCAGGCTCAGAACACGAGATTCCGCCGCAGTACGAAAGCATCAAAACAGTATTGAGAAACTTGTTTTATGGGTCGCAAAACCCGTTATGCCCGAACTACGAGAGGTTCATCTATATGGGTGGATTAGGCAAACCGAAGCGTGGGAGATAGGCTCAGTGTCAGACTATGATTCAGAAAACACTCGTTTAATACATATCTCGCAACTTAATACTCCGAATTACCTGTAACACCCTAAACATATACATAATTGCAAGTTCAAACTTAAAACTATATATAGAAAGGCAAATTAGGCCAATAATGACAAACATAAACGAAATTGATCAGAATAATTGTTGCGCATGCAACGAAAAAGTAGATATTGAAGGCGACTACGGATGGAGCAACGTCAAAGAAGACTACCTCTGTCTCGGGTGTCGTGAAAGCGACGAGGGCTCTGTATCTACCGTTCAAATCGTAGACGCAGGTACCGTAAAAAAATATTACATCGGCAACCATGTACGCACAACCGAGTTCGGTGATGATCTTTACGATGTTGATTTAACCATTGACAGACAGTGGGTCAGCAGTGATGCGTGGCGCGGACATTACAACACCACCATCGATGGGTGGACTGAAGTATTAAATGGTTGGACAACAGGTGGGTGGGGTGATTCGGTTTCGCAACGCAAAGTCACATTCAACGAATGGGCAGAACAAGTACTTAAGGGTGAAACAATCCCTCCGGTGGCGGTGGCAATAATCGCAGACCCAACAAGCAATGTCTTCAGTATGGGTATCGGTGTTTTAACGCCAGACCCTAAAGCGTTCAAAGAATGGTTAGGAACCGAGTTTGGCGAACTCCATAAATCACTAACATAACAGTCCCTCGCTAGATAAACTAAACCGACAAACTACAACTAAATAGAAAGCACTACTAAACTATGAAAAAAATTTCAGCAAGCATTGTTCTGACACTAATTTTCTCTATGTTCACGGCTGGCTCTGCGCTCGCAAATCCACCAGCAGACCAAGGCTCACAAACAGAAAATGGCATAACTGTCCAAGCACTTGCGGATCCACTAGATGAACTCAGCAATGAAGTGCCCTCAGTTATCCTGCCCGTACCTAGCCACCCCGCACCAGGTGAATATCGTTGCGGAACAAGTCAATACTTAAATTTAATTCTTGGCGAAGATGGCTGGAACTATCAATGCCAAAGAGTCGGCAACCTACTGCTGTGGAGATACTACGACTGTAATTTTGGTCAAAATGTAGATTGCATAAAGCGTGCATCAAACTCAATACAACCAGAAATTCAAGATAGATGGGAGGACTACGGTGGGTACTCTATCTACGGCAATGTTGTTGGATATTACCTAAAAACAAGCACCAACACGACCACCACATACACCTTTCAAATAGCGTTAGATTCGGCATACACACAAATTGTGTACTCGTACACTGCCAGCCCATACTTTGACTCCAGTTGGAACTGCGATTTAAGATGGTGTTCTATGGGCTTTAATATTTCGGCGCCAGGTAAAAGCCCATTTGCATCTTGGAACAAAGTAAACAAAATAACTGGAAGTTTCTACGCTAGAGCAACTGTGTCGAATTCTAACGGAATCGCCACAAAAGACTTTGGGCTAAGAACACTCCCAGGTTTACAAATGAATTGGAACAGCAACTAACACACCCATGAACCAAAACCGCCGAAAATGCACCGCAAAAACCGCATACAGCGGAACCCCATGTAGACGACAAACCACCCCCACAGACAAATACTGTGCCATACACAAAAGAAAGGACAAACCATGACAAAAATGAACTACTCGGGCAACCACTCCCGATACATCCCAAGCCACACCCAAAACGACAAATATCTTTCAGGGAAAGCCTACAAACCAAACCTCAACTCACCCGTCACCATCACCAAAGCAGACGGAACCAAAACAACCGAAAAAGCACTCACCCAATACGAAATAGACAACCCAAAAATAAAACACAAACCCAAACCCGGCACAAAAGCACACAAACGGATGCTCAGAAAACAAAAAATAGATGAAGGAAATCGCCGCGCGCAAAATTTAAAAACCACCCCAACAGCCCCACAACAGATAAACTAAAACGACATGAACATCACAGAACAATTCGCCAAACAAGACGGAAACCACACCAACACCAAATCATGTCAACACTGCAACGCAGACACAGAAATCAAAATTAAAGACGGGCTAATCCATATGACAATCAAACACGACGACAACTGCCCACTATGGATCACCATCCAAGCAACACAAAAATAAACCCATGACCAACACACCAAAAAATAAGTCCACACCCGGCACTGAAATCCTCCAAGAAGCCTACAAAATCGTCAACCAAGACCGTCAAAACACCTACGGACACCCCAAAGACGACTACACCAAAGTTATAAACATCTATCAAGCACTCACAGGGAGACAACTCACCCTCACTGAAGCACTACTATTCATGGTCTCAGTCAAACTCGCAAGACTAAAAACCAACCTTGACCAAGGACAACTCCATTACGACACGCTTCTGGACACCATCGGCTACCTCACTTGTATTAATATGATTCACCAACCAGAAAGCGCAACCAATGACAACCCCAAAACCCAAAACCTTGATAGACCAGCAAATCAAACAACTAGAAAAAGAAATAGCGCAACTAAAAAAAGAAAATGAAAAACTTCAAAAGCAACTCAACAGTCCCCCGTCAGATAAACCTAAAAAAAGAACTACAGCCAAAAAATTTGTCGCAGGGCTACCCACGCTATAGGCCAAGAGCGGAAAGGTTGGCAGTCCCGTTTATAAAGCCGGTTCTGACCTTGTCATGATGCGGCTGCTTGTCCCCTTGTTATTTGTGATGGTTGTGGTTTATTGGATTTGCCAGTTGTTGTGGTTTGTATTTGTTGTCCATTTTGTTGATGTTATTGCTTCTGTTTTGATTTGTTTGTTTGCGCTGTTTGTTTATTGGATTGCTAATGCCTTACAGAAACATTTCAGATAATACTTGACATATACTCACTACTGTTATATAGTTAGACACATGGCTACAGACGCACTACTAGACATAGGAGTAAAATGAATTACAGATACGACATATCGCCTGATAGATATCCTTCCACTAAGTGGTTAGTGATTGACACACTCAATAACAATTCGCCTGTGTCGTCTCATGACACTAGGGCAGAGGCGTATAGAGAATGTTTATTGATTGACAAAAGAGGCACACGGGTAAAGAGATGATTGACATAGCGTTAGAGGTAGAGAAGGTCGCAAAGATAGCGCAACTTCGTAAGACGGAGATATGTAAAGAAGATAATGGCATTAGCGATATGCAGTCTTTCGTTGTCTTTCAAAGAGGTGATGTATTCGAGTGCCGTCAAAGCGGCGTGGACGGGCATCCTTTTGAGTCGTTGCCTGATGTATTGAGTGAAGCGTTCAGTGACGGGTTAACTGAGTTTGACACTGTCAGCGTTGTCGTTGATAGTTATGTTCGTCTCAAAAAGGGCGTTACGGGTTATCAGAGAGGCGACTTAGCGCGTGAATACAAGAACAACCCCAATACTGATGTAGGAGAGGCATTGACTGTAGCGACCTACGGGTATCACGGAGAGAGTGCAGGCAAGTGTGTAACTTATGTTTACAACGATAAGGGTTTACCTGAATTCACTGTTATTAAAGAGAACGATGAAGCAGTGGTAATATCAGGGTTCGTTGATTTCGTAATGGCTAAGTTCATTGACTTTTGTAAGAGGAATAAAACTATATGAGTTTCATCACGGGGTTAATCTTGCTCTTAGCCGGTTTATGGTTGTATCGCATGGGCGTTCGACATGAACAAAGACATGGACGCAAACGAAAATAGTGCTACGGGTGTTATTCCCACGACCGTTTAGCAAGCCCTAAGTCAAACGCCAACTGAGGGTAGTTACCTATCCTCGTATGGCAGGGACGACACACAGCGATACAGTTCCCCTCACTAACCGTTGAGCCACCCTGAGAACGACGCACTAACTCGTGTATGTCACGCGAAGGCTTACGGACATATGTAATCAAGCCATCATGTTCAGCGAACACAGGACACGCAACACAATACGGGTGTTTGTTCAGCATCATTGCGACAAAGATGCGTCTTTCCACATCAGCAACTTCCCGTTTAGCCGACTTCTGTTTGATTGGTTTTGTGGACCGTTTCAGCGGCGATCGTTTTAGCGGTTTACGGGGCTTCAACTAACGACGATTCCCAAAGTTGACGTTGTCGTTCTTAACCCACAGAACCTTGCTGCACTTCAAACAATCTTCCCTCCAGGGATATGTTTTACGGAACTCTTGTGGGTGTTCACATACGACAGTGCTTCTTTCAACCTTTTCATTAGCCGCAACACGCAGGAACTCCGCCATAGAAATCCCCAAATGTTTGGCGCATTCTTCCCACTTTTGTTTGTCTTCAGTTGAAGCCCGGAACAAAACCTGTTCTTGTGCCGGCGAGGAAAGTTCAGTCCCGTCTTTGTCCTTCTTTTTCTTACCGACGAGCCTGGATCGAGTTGGGACCAAATCCTTCGCCGCCTCATCGATTGCGATTTCAAGATTGTCTTCTGGTGGCATAATTTCCTCGTTCATTGGACTTCCTCCACATATTCTTCTGCTTCCAAGACTGCATCACGCAAACCGTCCGACCACGCAAATAATAACTTTGGTGCCCATTTTGCGTTCATCCACATTGGGATTTCACCTTTTAGTGCCTGCTCCTCAGCAAACGGGTATTTCTCAGCGAGTTTTCTTTGAACCGCATACGACCGGTCTTGCCAAGAAGATTGTTCATCGAGCCATGCTTTTGCCTGATCTAACCCATCAGCCCCGATCGGATCTTTGTCGAGCCCCAGATGGTTGGCGATGAGGGCCACACACGGCTGCGACGGCATTAGTTCCTGAACGTCGAGATGTTCGGTGTTGATATCGGGGTCGGCGATGAAACGACCTACCAGTTCTACGAAGTCTTCGGGCATACGGGCGATTAGTTCTTTTAGGGTCATGCGAATACACTACCTTATTCCACGATATATCACAGAAAGCCTTTAAAATAGGGCGTTTATGGGCTTGACAATATGACTGTAACGCTATATAATGGAAGTATGAAACAATTAGACAACACTAGACAACTAAACCAAAGAGTTCTATTTGCCGGCGATATCCACGGCGACACGAAACACGCAGAGTGGGTAATCAAATATGCGAGCGAACAAGATTGCACACACATCATCTCCGTAGGCGACTTCGGATACTGGGTTCACCTACCTCGTGGACAAAAGTTCGTAAATCGCGTAGCGCAACTTGCAGAACAAGCACAAATCAAGTTCTTATGGATTGACGGCAACCACGAAAACCATGACATACTTCGTGACCTCACCGACAAATTCGGTAAGCACGCACCCATCAACACCCCTAACGAGTGGTGTCAATACATCCCTCGTGGGTGTCGTTTCACCATCGCAGGCAACACCTTGATGGGTTACGGAGGTGCGTATTCTGTCGATTGGTTAGACCGTGTTGAAGGCGAATCTTGGTGGCGTGGTGAACTCATCAACCCGTTTGATGTAGACCTACTCTCACCTCAACCTGTAGACATCTTGATGACCCACGACGCACCGTATAACAACGGCGAGAAAATCACATACAAAGATGACATACAAATATCCATCGCACAACGACATCTTGTAAAAGAAATCCTTGACAAAGTAACACCACAATTCCATGTTTGCGGACACCACCATGTTCGTGAAACTTGGTTGGACGGCGAAACTGAAGTCAATGTTCTTGGACGAGACGGCATGGGTGCGGACAGCGTGTTGATACTTGACTTGTCTCAACAGGACGAAGAACTAATCTCAGCGAATACACACGCATACAACTATCAACTCGGCGTTGAATTCAACCAACTACTAGAAAGTTACAAGTAATGCGTAAACCAAAAGAGCAAATGCCCCCCGATCGTCCGAAAGACGATTACGAAACAGAAGCCGATCGTCTACTCGCATACGCACAATTTGTAGCAGATACAAAATGCGGTGCGGTAGACCTCGGCGACTATTTCTATGAATACTCGGGTGATATCACACTCCTCGTGCAGCACGACAAAGTGGTAGCACACAACTTAAAAACCGAAACCGTCGTGGTAGCAAACCCGCAACCGCAACAAGCAACGGAAGAAGATTGGGCGTGGGCAATACGATGAGCAAGCAAGCAACAGAACTAGACAACTTCGAAGAACTAAAAAAACAAAACGAAACACGACAACTGGCGAAAGTCTGGCATCGTCTCACAACACTTTTCCCGGCAACACCCCTGATTGCGACTGTCAGCGGAACTGTGTCTGAAAGCGAAAAGCAATATGGCGCGTTTGCAAACGGTCAGGAAGCATACGAGTGGTATGTCAAGCAACCGTGGACTACGGTGCGTATCAGATTCGTCCCATTACGCAATCCGAATATCAAACGAACATACAACGATTTCTATAACCCAATGCGTCACGAAAATCTAGAAAAAGAATACGATCACACAATAAAGGAGATATAAATGACATCAGCAGTATTGGTTAGAGCGAACGGCGAAGTGCGGCACATTGACTTACCCGTAACAGACGCACACATTATGGTTCACAACATGGTGGGTGGATGTTTTGATGTCGTTCGACACCCAACAAAAAAAGACCTCCACGCATACGTTCACGACGAAGGACTCTTACTAAAACAAGAACCAAATGTTGCAATTAGTCACCTGTTTAAACAACTAATCGTTGGTGATGTCGTTCTTAGCCGTGCAACCATCTCGGGTGATGAAACCGACTTCGTGATAGACGACGCAACCGCATTACTTTACATGTCCTGCAACAATGACGCAGAAAGCAAAGCAGAACTTGCGGATCTCGCATCCAAAGTTGATACGAGTTGGACGATTACCGTAGAAGAATGAAACTCAATAGCCCCGTTAAATAACAAAAAAAAATAACCGCACGGGCTTCCCAGGATTGAGAAACCCGCACGGGTTACGGCCAGTTCAGAACCAACTCCCCCCGCACTTGCAACGCTTCTTCGCAAGGTTCACATGGGTGAGTTCTTCACACTCTTCGCACCGACGACACTCGCAGTAATCCACGAACTCAGAACAGATTTCGCACTTTTCTCTTTCTTTAGATACTTCAGTAATCATTGTTATTTCCTTTCGTCTAGGTTTATACAACCAATTTACCTCAGGGGTGTAACAGGGTTACCAAAAAAATTCCTGAGATTGTGCGACGAGTTTTTGGTAGCGGGCCTAAACCTCGCAGCAAAAAAAACCGAGTATGTAAAACTCTGAATCAAAAAAAACCGACCTCATGGGAGAAGTATCGGTCGGGACTCTGGTTCATCAATCCCCAAACCCACTCGCGGGTGAAGTTTATTGGGGAACGAGATTACTTAATTACCAAGCCTCTTCTTCTTCAAGTTGAACTTGAGCCATTGGTTTCGGTGTGTTTCGAACCGACCCAGAAGCCGCTTTTGCTTTCGGTGCATAATTCCCAGTTTGTCCTTCTGGTTTCTGCTTTCTAACAAATGATTCAATGTTGCCAACGGCCAATCCAATATTGTCGGCCAGAACTTCGACTGTCGATCGTTTCGCGCCGGTCTCCTTGTCGTCCCACGAGCGTTGTTCCAACCGTCCCGTTACTACAACGCGGACACCTTTGGTCAGGACGTTCGCAGCATCATCGGCCAAATTGCGCCACGCAACAATGTTGAAGAAGGAAACCTTCTCCTGTTTTTCACCATCTGTGTCAGTCCAATAATGGTTTACTGCGATGCTGAAAGCCAACT